CTCCACGAATGAGCCTCGTGAAAACGAGACCTCTTCCCACAACAAAGGCTGCGCCGTGGACGTCCGTGTCCACAGTTCCGGCGAACGTCTCCTTCTGGTCAAGGCTGCCCTGCAGGCTGGTTTCCGCCGCATCGGCCTTTACGACCGTCACGTGCACCTGGACTCGGACCGCGAAAAGCCCGTTTGTCTTTGGCTCGGCGAGTCTGTATGATGAGATATCAGCTTCACCCCTTCAACAGGAGCTACTTGTATGAGGCGCAAGCCCATGTCCCGACGTTCTTCTCGTAAGCAGTTCCGCCGTGGCGCCATGCGCGTCCATAGCAAGAACCGCATGGACGCCCTTTCCATGCGCGGCGGGATCCGGCTGTGATCCGGTGGGATGCTACTCCCCCTCGCGGGTGTCAATCCTTCGCAAGCCCGCTCGGCCGGGTTCCCCCCGGGTACTGGATGAGCAGGATGTTCCGTGCGGTAAGTGCCTGGGCTGTCGAGCGGACCAAGCCCGTCAATGGTCGGTCCGCATCTATCACGAAGCCCAAATGCACGAGCAATCCTGGTTCGTGACCCTCACGTATGATGATGACCATCTTCCGCCGACTGGCTCGCTTGAACCGCCGCATCTCCGCGACTTCTGGAAGCGTCTCCGTGAACGACTCTTCCGGGAATTCTGGGACCAACGACCGTGGCTCAACTGGCGCGAAGCGCGTAGGGACTGGCCCGGCATCTCCTATTACGCCTGTGGCGAATACGGACCCCAGACCGATCGACCGCATTACCACGCGATTCTGTTCGGTTGTGATTTTCCTGATCGCGTTCAGCATCGCTATGATGACGCTGGTCGCCCTGTTTTCTTGTCAGAGTTTCTGACGGACACTTGGCAGAATGGCAATGTCGAATTCACCGGTTTCTCGGCTGCGACAGCCGCGTATGTTTCGGGCTATGTACAGAAGAAGGTGGAATCCCAGAACGATCCGGATTACTACCTTCGCTACGACCCGGAAACCGGAGAGCTCCACCAGCTGGTCCCGGAATTCTCGCGTATGTCCCGGCGCCCCGCCGTTGGCCGCCGCTGGATTGAGAAGTATTGGCGCGAGGTGTATCCGCGCGATGAAGTGGTGGTCAACGGCTTTCCGCAGAAGCCTCCGCGCTACTATGACCGCTGGGCAGAACAACGACACCTGGACAAGGACGGTCGTGAGACGTGTCCGGGTGGCTGTTTCCCTCACCTGGAGGCTCTTTATGAAGCGAAGCTGAACCGTTGGGATCCGGACCGGGACGACTCCCCGGAAAAGCTCGAAGCCAAGCGCAAAATCCACGAGGCCCGACTGGGTCTCAAGCCTGGAAAGACCAAGCTATGAAATCCGAAATCTTCGCCGTCTACGACTCCGCAGCAGCTCGCTATCTGGACCCCTTCGTGATGCCTACGGCTGAGATGGCAATCCGCGGCTTTCGCCAGGCGGTGAACAAGCAGGACCATCAGTTCAACACCTTTCCGGAGGACTACACGCTGTTCCACATCGGTTCGTTCGATCCCGAGGCCGGTGTGCTCCTTCCCGAAAATCCGCGCTCCCTCGGCGTCGCGATCACCTTCCTCAACCGCCCTCAGCTCCAGGAGGACTAAGTGGCAGACATGGTCAACGTCCGGCGTACGTCCGGGCACAGTTTCCGCGAACGGCCCCAGGTGCGGATCGGTCGTTCTCAGTTTAATCGCTCGCACGGTCTGAAAACCACGTTCGATGCGTCGAAGTTGGTTCCGATTCTGGTGGATGAGGTGCTGCCAGGTGATACGTTCACCTGCAAGATGAATGGGTTCTGCCGGATCTTCTCGCCGCTCGATGCTCCTATCATGGACAACATCGAGCTGGAAACGTTCTTCTTCTACGTCCCGAACCGTCTGCTCTGGGACAACTGGGAGTATTTCCAGGGTGCCCATGATGCGGCCGGCGCCCAGGACACCGACTACACGATCCCGATTTGCACGCAAACCACGAGTGTGCCCGTGGGATCCCTTTTCGACTACATGGGTGTCCCGCTGGGCCTCGACATGACCAAGGTCGAGGTGAATGCGTTGCCCTTCAGGGCTTACGAGCTGATCTATAACGAATGGTTCCGGGATCAGAATCTCATTGGTGAGGTCACGGTTGGTACGGGCAATGGCCCGGATACGAGCGGCTACACGCTACTGAAGCGCGCCAAGAAGCACGACTACTTCACGTCCTGCCTGCCCTACCTTCAGAAGGGCGAGGACGTGACGATTCCTTTCTACGGCCAGGCCGAAGTCTGGTCCGATCTCTCGGGCGGCCAGCAACCGTCTGTGTATCTGAATCCGGATGCGTCTGGACCGGGGTACTATCTCCTGGACGCGGATTCGTCTCAGGTGGACATCTCGGCGAGCTCGGGCCTGGCCTCCTCTGTGCTCTATGCTGAGCTCTCCACGGTATCCGGTGGAATCTCGATCAATGAGCTTCGCCAGTCCGTGGCCATCCAGCGGCTTCTGGAAACCGACGCCCGTTCCGGTACGCGGTACACCGAGATCCTCAAGGCCCATTTCGGTGTCACGGCCCCCGACTACCGCCTCCAGCGCCCGGAGTATCTCGGCGGCGGCAAGAGCTACATTAACGTCTCGGAAGTTGCCAACACCTCGGCTACCGCCACCGAGGACCAGGGCGAGCTCCGCGGTATCGGTCGCGGTACCATCACGGGCCATGGTTTCGCCAAGAGCTTCGTGGAACACGGCTACATCATCGGCTTGATCTGTGCTCGCGGCGATCTCACCTACCAGAAGGGTCTGGACCGCATGTGGTCCCGCCAGACCCGGTACGATTTCTATATGCCGGCGCTGGCCAACCTTGGCGAGCAGGCTGTTCTCAATAAGGAGATTTTCGTGTCCAACGCGCCGGCCACGGATGACGCTGTGTTCGGCTACCAGGAGCGCTGGGCAGAGTATCGTTTCGCTCATTCCCGGCTCTCGGGCCTTTTCCGGTCGGATGCTGCTGGCTCCCTCGACTTCTGGCATCTGTCCGAGGATTTCGCCTCGCTTCCGGCCCTCAATCAGACGTTCATTGAGGACGCGACGCCCATGTCCCGGGTCACTGTGGTGGATACTGCGGATGACTTCATCCTCGACGCCTGGTTCGATTATAAGTGCGCGCGGCCTCTGCCCGTGTTCTCGGTGCCTTCGCTGACGGCGAGGTTCTAAGATGCTGGGCGCCCTTCTTTCCGGCGGCGCTGCCCTCCTTGGCGGCGTGCTCGGCAATCGCTCGTCGAAGAATGAGTCGCGCCGGAACCGTGCGTTTCAGGAGCGCATGCGGAACACGCAGTGGCAAGCCGCTGTTGCGGATATGGAAGCCGCGGGCATTAATCCCGCTCTGGCCTACTCTCAGGGTCCAGCTGCAGCACCCGGCGGTTCGATGGCGTCCCAGTCGGATGTCGTGTCCCCGGCCATCTCGTCCGCCATGCAATTCAAGCAGATGCAGAAATCGCTCAAGCTCATGGATGAGCAAATCGATAAAACGAAGGCCGAAAAGGAGATACAGCAGTGGCAAGCGCGTTGGGAAAAGGAGCGCGCGAACTACTTCGGCCTCGACGATCGTGTCTCCATGGGTGGTCGTAAGATTGACCCCCTGGCCTGGAAGGTTTTCCAGGCCGGCCTCGAACTGACCGAAGGCCAAGCGAGCTCCGCACGAGCTGCAGCTGCTCAAGCGCAGAACCTTTCCCGGATCACCGGCGTCGGTGCCGATTTCGCTGAGAGCGGGATCGGTCGCCTCGTCCCTCTTCTCACTCTTCTCGGTAGTGGCGTCGGTGGCGCGACGAATATCGTGCGCGCCCTCGGCTCTTGGAAGAAGAGTCCGATCAACAAAACCTTCAACATCATCCGGAGACGCTAATGCCCGTCACCCGTCATCGCGTTCAGACCGTCAATGACGGCGAATCGCTCACCGTGCAGTCCGAGGCCCGCCAGGCCGACATCCGCCAGATCATCCGGCGTTATGCGGAAGTCGGCATCCTGGATCACCTCAAGGAAGTGGAGCTCCGCTACGCTGACGTTTCCGAGTTCACCGATCTCGGCGATGCCCTGCGCCAGGCGAAGGAAGCCGAAAAGCAGTTTCTCAAGCTACCCTCGAAGGTTCGGGAGCTCTTCAATCACGACGTAGCCGAATGGCTGGACACCGCCCACGACAAGGACAAGCAAGATGCGCTCCGCCCTCATCTCGAACGGCTCGGTATGGTCCCGCCTTCTGCAGGCCCTTCTGCGTCCGGTGGTAACGGCGATCCTGCGGGAGATCCTCCAGCAGCTGGACAAGCTGGATCTTCTTCCGACTGAATTCGATCCTACTCCCTCGGATGAGCTTCCGAATCCGTTTTAAGAGCCCTGGGGGGCCCTCCAACTTGTTTGGAGGGTCCCGTAGGGCTCCGGCAAGGGGCGAAGCCCCGCGGCAGTCTGAGGCCCGTTTCCGGGCTTCCTCTCCTGGGCACATTCCCTACTTGTCTTATATGTGCCCAATGACACCGAAGCAGTCTCTCACCGCGTGTGCGTTGCGCGCGCGCGACACCTAACTGCGAGGTTTCTCTATGTCTACTCCCTCTCCCTTGAAGTCTCGTGACTTCCTGCAGATGACCCCGCTTCGTTGGTCGAATATCCGTTTCTTCAAGCCTGACGAATTCTACTGGCCTGATCTGATGGACTACGTCTTCCTCCACCAGCTGGACAGCTGCCGTCAGCTCTACGGTCTCCCCATGGTCCTCACCTCCACGAATGAGCCTCGTGAAAACGAGACCTCTTCCCACAACAAAGGCTGCGCCGTGGACGTCCGTGTCCACAGTTCCGGCGAACGTCTCCTTCTGGT